CGGTATTATTTGCAATATTAGAGCCAACGTTCCACCATACCTGGCAGAAGCTCAAACAAAGGGCAGTCACCACAGTCACACACTGGATCGACAACACCAAAGTTTTCCGCCTCCATCTGGATAAGGGTGGTTTTCACAGCCTTAGTTTTCTCATGAACTGTAGGATTGATAACCATCTCTGCTTGCTCAAGATGTAATTGATCACCCTCATCAAGGCCCCAGGCACGCCAAAAGGTATACCTAGCCCAAAAATCGGGTTCAACATCATTCGCAGCAAAGGTAGTCATGCCAAACTGTTCAAACTTCCAAGATTGTGAAGCATTCCACGCAGCTTTCCCTTCCCCAACATGGTTAAACACCCTTCGAGCGACTACTGAGTTAACTGGACTACCCGGTGCCATAGCCATCTCACACAACGCACTAGCCCTTACGGCTTGTTGCATTTGCGAGACAGTCCTGACCTCCGGGCTTTGGCCTATAGTTGCCATTACCTTCCAAGGGTTTCTGACAAAAGTAGGCCCACCAGGGAGCAAGCATGGTCTGCTCTGACAGAAATCCACTTTCCAGGGATCATCTGTCAACTCAAAGTCGGTTGTCATGCCACAAGCGAACATATAATCCTTGAAATGATCAAAAACCCATGAATCAGCCCGTTCTACGATAATATAGAAATCATCACCGTCTTTAGTACACTGATAATAAATCCATACTCGAAAAACTAGCAATATCCACAGGAAGAAGCCATCACAAAGACCTTGCCCAATAGTGGTGTTTCCACCACCAGTTGTGACATCACCCGAAGCGCGTTTCTCCATGTAATACTCAATACCACCCTCAGTGACCCCATAAGCACCCAGCTGCCAGGACAAAAGCTCACTAAGTCTAGGATGATATTTGCGCGTCTTCTTGTAGACGCGATGCTCACGTTTCAGATGTTTCTTTGAAACGTGGCAATCAAACCTGCAATGGTCTCCGCACAGAATGACGGGATCCTCAAACAATGCGAGTTGGCGGAAAAGGTTAATACACCGCTCTTGTGGTGTCTTACCCTTAGCAACCTCATAACACCCATCCTTATGGAGAGAAATTAATCTAGCTTCATAATTGTGTAGGTGTATGGCTAACTCAGCATTATAGCAAGTGGACCTAAACTGT